TACCTTGACCTTGGACAGGGCCTGTTCAAGCCAACCGGTGAAGCCTCCCGGTTCACGCATCTTCAGCACCTGTACGGTATCTTCCAGGTCCTGGCGTATCCAGCATGTGATAGTCCTAGATTTGGTCCTTTTTACCATGACCTGCAATTTAGATTTCTCTTTCGCCATCGTCAACTCCTTTTGGTATGTAATCGTCCAGGTTTACGCCTGGCTTTGGTTCCCACTTGTAACCGGTTCTTGAAATCTTGTTCGGCACCTGCATCATCTTGTCGGAATCGATAGTAATTCGGTGTCCCTTGTACATGACGCGCATGCGTCCTTCCTTGGTCTGGCCGGAACGGGATTTCTTGGCCATGCCCCTCTCGCGCACGGAGAGACCGTTGACCTCGGAGCCACCACGGCACAATGCTTTATAGCGCTCAATCACTTCGGTGCGAATCGGGTCGTCATCACCAGGTTCTACCGTGTACCTGGTGCTTTCGAGTATGATATCTAGTAGAAGTTCCCTCTGGATGAATTCTTTTTCTCTCTGTGTCATTTTGTCTTTTCCTTTTTCTGTTCCTTGTTAAAATCCCTCATCGCCTGCAGGCTGGCCTCGTAGAGGGCCTTGGCGAGTGCCTCTCTTTTATCACGGTCGAGTTCCTTCAACGTTCTATAGATATTACTATTGTCGTCTCGGCTGACGATAAGCCATCGCCAGTTGGCGTGGCAATAGTCTATTTTAAGGCCTTCACGTGACAGGAACCAGTCCAGCCCGGTGTCTAGCTTGTCAATTCCGGAAGAGATATGCGACAGCTTGTCCTGCATCTTTTCCATGGCGGTCTTGAGCGTGCCCAGTTCGCTCCTGTTCCAGAACATCATGATGGTCACGACGAAAAGGAGGGCGCTAGTGATGATTGCATAAATCGGTAGCCATTCCATACATTACCTAGGGATATAGTGATACTTGCCGTCAAGACACAGGACCTTGTCATGGGTCTTGCGGTACCGTTCGGCGGCCTCGCGTTTAAGGCGCTTCTTGCGCTCTTCTTGTGTTTCTTCTTGCTCTTTCTGTGTCATGATGATGTGGCCTTAAAAAATGGGCCCGCCCCGCTATGACAACCACCGAATCCTAGGGCGGGCCCAAGTAAGAGGAAAAGCGGATTCGGTGGCCCCAAAATAAAATGGCCCCAGCAGGTACATAAGGAAGAAGAGACCCACCGGGGCCAACCGGTTAAGTTTAATTCGCCACCCGGATTCGAACCGGGGACTCCCGAGCATCGGAGCGGGCGCTTTACCGCTAGGCTATGGCGAACCAGATGTCCTGCTGCAGTTTTGGACTTGGAAGTAACTATAAGCAGGAGCAGCAGGACATCGAGGTCTTAGAACGGGAGGTCCGAGTCGTCATCGTCCTCGGCAATGCCTTCCTGGGCCATCGCCTGGGAGGCCGTTACAACGTCTGGACCGGCCGGCTGGGGTGCCGGGTTGGTCACCTGGAGGTTGTTAGGGGCCAGCCCCATGAACTCGGCCGGGTTCTGGTTCTGGGTAACCTGGGCGTTTGCCGGCATCTTGGGGGCCTTCTTGCCCTGTTGCGGGACGAAGCCAGGCAGGTGGTCGTTGACATTGCTCGGAATGCCAATGTTTTCTTCTGCGGCAGGTGCTGCCTGTTGCGGGAAGTCGGCCTTGACGACCTCGTCCTTGACAGTGATGCCCGGGGCCCACAGCTGTGCTATTGCGCCCTTGGCGAGGAATGCCGGAATTTCGGCTGACGTAACGGGCACCTTCACGCCCTTGCGTAGCGGGAGCAGGTTAGCAATGTCAGCGTAGGTCTTGCCGTTGTACTCGCGCTGGTTGACCACGATTTGTGCGCCGTACCCGACCATCTTGTCACAGGAGAAACCGCCAGCCATGCGTTCGAGCGTGGCCTTGGTCCAGCTGTTGATGAGCAGGTAAAGGTTGGACTTCTCGTTCAGCACAATCTTACAGGGCTTGCTCTTGAGATAGTACTGCTGACCTCCCTCGCAAATCTGGAAGACGAACTGAACTTTCTGGTCCATGACGTTGCGGTCGTTGTAGTTCGGGAATTCGCGCAGCGTTATTCCTATGCATACGCCGTTGTAGCTGCCTGGCTCCAGGGTCTCGAACTCCGCAGTCTCGCTGGGGAGCGCGAGCCAGGGGTTGGCCGGCTGCATGGCCTGCATGGGGATTTCCCCGGTTGCCTGTGACGGAACGAATACTCCGTTTGTTGTCTGCATTTTAGTCATCGTTGACCTCTTTGTGTTGCGGTGCTTCACGGCCTTCAACTTCCGGCCTCCGCGCACCTTTGTGAAAATTTTCGTGTGTTAGTCCAGTGTTATGTTCGTCCACACTTTCAAATATAGCAAAATTTTCTGACAGCGGAGTGTCATTTTCTAACTCTTTTTTTCGGCCCCTCAGGTAGACATCCTTCTCAGACTCCTCGATGGCGCCTTTTCCGAGCTCGAATCGTATCCACGGCATATGCTCCCCTCCATTTTCTAGCCCAACGTCAGGGCCCATCCAATCAGGTTAGGCCACCTCTTTTCCCACTTCGGCTCATCCCACGGGCAGGGAATACTAAGTACGGCGTCGCCGAGGCCATTTGTCATTGACCAGGCCAGTAGGCTCTTGACACGGGCATAGCGTGTACCGGCACCGCATTCGAGTTCGGCAAGCTGCGCCACGAGCCAGTTCTTGATGCGTTCCTGGGTCTTGTCGTCCTTGTGGGCGGCAATTTCCTTAAGGCGCTGCTCTCGCTCTTCCTCCTCCTGCAACTTCCATTGCCGGTATTCGGCCTCGTCAAAGTCCCACCGGTCTCCCGTGTTCCGGAAGAATTCGTATCTCCCGTCCGGGTTCCTCGCCGGCAATATTTGGAAATGCCCACGGTCCATGGCACAGGAATCTACTCCGTGCCAATGGAACAGCAGGTTGTCCTTTACCTTCTTGCAGTTAAGCAGGTCGCACATGAGCGGCTTTTCCAACGGTACGATGACCCTGAACCTGTCGCCTTCCTTGACTCCATACGAATAGGACGTATAGAGGCTGTATTGGAGGCCCCTGTACTCGTCCTTGAACTGCTCCATGGTTATGCCGTTGTCATAATCTAAGGCTATCGCATAGATGTACTGCACGTTGTCTCCGATACATCGCATGTACCCGGAGTCCGGGTCTAGCTCCGGCTCTGAGGCGGGCAGGCCGAAGATGGCGAGCGGGCAGCGGGCCTTGTCCTTTATGACGGGAGGGTTGGCCAGGAGATTTTCCCACCAGCCCTTGCCTGCAGTCATGTAACGCATGTACTTGGAGTACTGATTTGGCTTTAACAAGAAATTCATACGAAATCTCCGCAGGTTGGCGGCTCAACCGGCTTCAAGTCATCCATTGTAGATGGCAGTTCGTCATCATCGTACTTGTGTGTACGGCACAGCTCAGTGACATTGTATTCGATGAACGCCGTATCGTTCCTGACGGATTCAGGGATGGCATGCTTGATGTCGCTGATGAACGTCGGCATGGCCTTGGCCTTCCTGCCACAGTTTCGGCAGTATTGGGAATAGTACTTGTATGCGGTCCACGCCGGTTTGTTTCCGGCCTTAACACTGCTTTCGTTCATCCAGTCGAACACGCTTGACTTGGTCGGATAGTAGTGCTTCTGGATTGCCGTGACCTGTTTACCCAATTCTGAGCCTGGGTCAAAATATCCATCGTCTAGGTCCTCGTTGATTCCCTTCCAGAAATATACGGAGTTCTCAAGGGTCTTGTTAATCTTGGCAAAGTCACCGGTGGCAACTGCCATGCAATGGAACTCGAAGAACCTTCTCATGGTTTCCGGGTCATAGATGACATCATACAGGTGCTGGTTTGCCGAGGATATGCACGAGAATGTTATCTTGCGTTTGGCCTGCTTCTGCGTTGTAAACACTCGAGCGTCGATGAAATCACCGGTAATGAGCTGTTTCAGAGTATCCATCTTGTCGGAGGTCAGCTTATCCCCGTCCTCTCGGTCGTTGTTGATGGCCAATTCGTCGAATATCAGGACGTAGTTTTCTGTCAGACGCTTGACTTCCCGTGTATCGTCGAACACCTTGGATATCGTTGTAGTCGAGGTTACGTCCTCCATCGGGGCGCAAATCTTCTTGATTGCGGTGGTCTTGCCGAGACCGGATGCACCGTACAGGTTTATCCATATATGCCACTTTACGTCCCGTCCCAGGATTTTCCTCTTGGACTGCCAGCCCCACTGCTTCATCATCATGTGGAATATTTCCCGGCTCTCCTGTGGCTGGAAATAGTCATAGAGGTTGTCAAGCCATTTCTCCATGCCCTTCTCGAATTTGGGGTCATGGGCTATGGTCTGGAACATGGTGGCCACGCCGTGCTGATACAGGTCCATGAAGTAGCTGGACAGGCAGCGGGTAATCTCGCCTTCCCTGTAGGGGAGCTGAGCATTATATACGTCCACCTGAATCTGGCAGGCCAGTTCCTCGATATCCTTATCCGATGGTATTCCGTACCTCTGCAGGGTAATCCTCTTGCCCATCGGGGATATTACCCACTCATTCTTGTGCTGTTCCAGCCAGTTTACCAGGAACAGGGTAGGCGGTATACGTTCTTCCTTTCCTTTCTCGGGAGGAGCGTTCCTGGCCAGGTAATCGGCTATATCCTGCTCCGATACATATTCCCACCCCTGCAGGACCAGCCTGAGTTCCATGTATTTGTCGTAGACATTCTTGACCGTCCTGGGTCTACTGGCCATGTCCTGGAAGGTAGGGTTACCGTTTTTCATCCGTCCTACCTTAAATGACGTTTTTTGAAGAAAATCGGCAAAAAATTGGTCATTCATAAAATTTTTCCTTAAAAAAAGTTCCCCCCCCCGGGGGCGGGGGAAATAAGAGAATATTATATAGAACGGGTCCCCTGTTTTTTCCAGGTTGTGATTGGCATGTAAGAGTTCAAACTCTGCTTAGGCATACATTCTCCTTGGCATAAATAAAGCCGGGTCCTAGCCTCTACTCTAGGACCCGGCAAGAAATATGGCTTTCGCCATTATTCAAACCCGTCGTTCCACGTAGAGGTGTGGTTGATGTTTATATGTGTCGGAAAAATTCTGCGCCCTACCGCGCACGTAGTCTCAAGGACCAAGGGGGAGTCGAACCCAATTTATTCTGTGGCTCTCGCCTGACAAAACCAAATATAGCAAAAACCGGAAGGCTTGCAACACCTTCCGGTAAGATTTTCGTTATTAGTTTGTATGCAAATATAACTTTACAACAAATCGATTGACGCTACTGGTCCATCAGCTCCCGCAGTTCCTCGAGCGAGCGGGCGGCCAGGTAGTAGCGCATGGAGGTGTTGGGGCTGTGCCCCAAAAGCTGGGCGCAAGCCTTGATATCCTTTGTCTTAGAATAGAGGGCCAGGGCCACTGAATGGCGCCAGGTATGCAGCCGGCCCTTAAGCCCGAGTTTCCTCAGCGCCTTCTGCAGGTAGTAATACCTCGTCGCCTGGCATGAAGAAATCTTGTCGAATACGAGGCCGTCGGGGTCGCCCCTCCTCGCCTCCAGCTCGGCCCACAGCTCGAAGCCGATAGGAACCTCCCTCTGGACACGGGTCTTTACTACGGAACCGACAAAGCGGACGCAACCGTTCCCGTGTCCGTCATCGAATATGTCCTTCCACCGGAGGGCCCCGGTTTCCCCCTGTCTCGAGCCGACCTGGCTCATGAGCGTGAAGTACTGCCTGTACTGCAGGGTCTTCTCGGCATCACCCGCATCTATTTCCAGTATGATGAGCGCCATGTCGTTTGGTGTCCAGTAGACCTTGTCGGACTCGTCCACGGAGATGTTCGGCAGGATGTCCTCGAGCCCCCTTACGCCGTATTCCTTCCCGATGAACCTGATGAAGCTCCGGAGAGCGTTTACGTAGAAACGTCGCGTCGCCGGCTTGAGCCCCGCCCTCGCCTCGAGGATGGCCTTCACCTTCTCCTGCGTGAAAGCCGTCAGCGGCATGTCCGGGTCGAGCATAATCCTGAGGGCACGGCCGTAGGTGGCCAGCGTGGCCTCGCGCTTTCCCTCCAGCCGCCTGACGGCTTCCCACCTGGATTGGCAGTCGCGCAATGTCATTACGGCCTCCGAGGACCGTTTACGGGCGATTACGGGCGTGCTCCCGATTGTGAGGATTTCGTCCTCTCGGAGATTCCCCGCCCGGTATTCGCCATACCGGTAGTTCTGCTCGTTCAGCCAGCGCTCGGCCGCCTGCCTTGATTCCATGGGCACGAACTTCTCGTGTCCGTCCTGCCTGATGCGGCCATACCACTTGGCGCATTTCAGCTTCTTGTTCCTGATTTCTATAGAGTATTTGACTATCTTCATATGTTGTAGAGGTTTTGGGGTTATTCCAAAAGTTATTCCACAAGGTAAAAAGTTCAGCCGTGGATGTCAGCGCGGACCCGCATGACAGCGCGCTTTCGTGAAAACTGTGCAAACAACAGGTTTCCAGGAATCCCGCAACCGTGCGGGATTTTTTGATTGTTATTCCATGACATAGTACAAAGTGATATAGTTTCAGGTCATAAACTTAAACGAAGGAGTCTAAGCTTATGGCCAAAAAGAATGTCAAGAAGGACCCCCTGACGCAGAAACCGGCGTTCGACCTAGTGACCGGCATGCCAATCGAGGAAGAGCAGAAGCCGGAAACGATAATGTGCCCTGCCGAAGCCGTGGAGGGCTTTGAGCGGGACTACACTGAGCCTCCCCTGCGCGAGCTGCCCAAGGGCATGAACAAGTTCAATTCCACAAATGAATTCCTGATGCTCATACTTGAATCGCTCTACCGGATAGAGCGCAAGATGGGGGTCTAAACATGGGTCTGCAGGACAATTTCATAGACGAGGTCGAAGAGGTCGAAAATGTCCCGGTAAGCGCCGAGCCAACCGCCAAGCCTAAGACCTGGGGGAAACCCATCACTAAGGAAACGGCGAAGCAGTACGCGCTCTCTGCGGCCAAGGCCAAGCGCCTGCGCAAGGAGGCCCGCGACAAGCTCCTCCATGGCCTCGTTGCCGAGGAAATCGATATGGCCAAGGAGCTCAAGGAAGCCATCCGCACAAACGACGAGACCAAGATTCGAATAATCGAGAAGGCCTTGACTTTAGTTGGACTGACTTTCGACCAGGCCGACGAGAACCGAATTCAGAACCTGAACATCAAGCAGGAGACCACGGTCAAGAAGGCCGCGGCCATCAAGGTCGTGTTCACCGACGCCAAGGCGCCCGAGGAAGTTAAGGCGGAGGAATAGTTGCCGGTACCTGTCGCGGAAGAGAAGGACGAGCGAGTTGTCCAGATAGAACTCCTGCCAGTGCAGAAGGCGTTCCTGCAGGCCAAGGAACGCTTCGTCGCAATCGTGTCGGCCCGAGCCGCGGGCAAGACATTCGTTGCCGTGCTCCTGGCATTGCTGCGCATGATGGAAGGGCAGAACGTCGTCTACTTTGTCCAGAACCTGGACGCATGGCGAAAGGGCGGCGAGAAGCACCTGAAGCACTTCCTGCACGGTTTCGGAATAGAGGACAGGTGGAGATGGAACGGCTCGACCTACACAGGATACCTGCAGACGCCCTGGGGAGAAGCGAACCTGTACCTGGGAACCTACGAGAATCCGGACAACATAAGAGGCGCCACCGAGATTAGTTTGTGCATACTCGACGAATTCATGTTGTCCAAGCCGCGCATGCTTGCGGCCATCACTCCTATCATGCGTGGCAAGGACCTGCGCGGGCGAGACATACATCCGCAAATACGCGCGGTGTCTACGCCGAACATGAGTTCGGAATGGCAGCTCATGGTACTGGAAGCAGAGAAGAACGGCATCACGCTGCTCCGCGCCAACCCTACTGACAACATATACGTGACCGAGGAACAGCGTGCAATGTTCGCTGCCGGTATCTTCGATGAGAAGCTCCGCAGGCAGGAGCTTCTGGGCGAGATACTTCTGGGTGACAACAGCACTGCGCTGTGCCAGCTAGGCGACTTCTCGAGACTGCCCGGGCTCGGCACAGGCAAGGAACCCGTCTATGCAGGTCTCGACATGGCCCATTCCGGCGACCGCGACCAGCACGTGTTCGCTGCGGTGCAGGGCATGAACGTGCTCGACATACACGAGTTCGGCAAGGCCGATGCCGATGACGTTGCATTCTATATCCGGAAGTTCAACGAGAAGAACAAGATTACTTTGTTGAACATGGACCTTGCGTGGTCCGAGTCGATTTATGACAAACTAAAGTTCGGCATCCCGTGCCGGCAGGTCGCCTTCGGAGGTGCTGCCGAGGACAAGGAACGCTATGCCAACGTGCGTGCCGAGCTCGGGTTCAGGGCAGCCAAGAAAATCAAGGACGGGCTGTACATCCCGGACGAGTGCCTGGCCGAGGAGGTCAAGCGCGAGATGTGCAACATACACTGGCTCCAGACACCGAACTCGCAGAAGCTGATTCTGGAACCGAAGGCCGACGTGAGGGTCAGGCTCGGTCGAAGCCCTGACGTATCGGATGCACTGGAGCTCGCGCTCTACGACCAGCCTAGCGACGACCCGGAAATGAAGGCGAACGTCGAGACCGACGACAGCGACTACAAGGACCTTTTGAGGGAGATAATGCGCGATGAGTAGCAGGAACAGGAAACCATTCGAGGAAGCCGAGATACTGGCCATGGCCGAGCGCCTGTTCAGGCTCGGCATGGATGATACGTCGACCGAAAAGGAGAGAGGTGAATTGCTCATAGCGACCACGGACATGGCGCTGGCCAAGCTCATCTCGGAAGGCGCCGACATGCGGGCCGCAGCATTCTACAGGAGCGAGGACTGCCGGAGCGAGTGCATGCTCAAGGCATGCCTGTGCATACGCAAGGCACGCACCGAGAACGGGCGCGACCTGGTGAACTGGGTGGTCAAGTCCGTGCAGAACATGGCCAAGACGCTGCTCGACCGGGACGTGCGCGATTCGCTCAGGCTCGACCGCGACTTTGACCTGAACACGCTACCCGCGAAGGAAATGCAATAGTTTCTGTAACAGAAAATAACAGGAGGGCCACGATGGCTACCGAAGACGAAGATTACGAAGACATCACAGAACAGTTCCTCAAGAACAACCCGGAACTGCGCGACCCGCAGCCCGAGCCGGAACCGGAACCGCAACCTGAACCGGACCCGAAGCCTGCACCGGAACCTGCAAAGGACGAACCCAAGGACGGACCGGCACCCGAGGACGGGGCTGATGACGACAAGAACAAGGGCGAGGAATGGCAGAAGTCGGAAGTGTTCTCAGACATGGACAAGATGAGCCATGGCTTCCGCAAGCGCATCGAGAAGCTCAACACGAAGCACGCGCAGGAGATGAAGGAACTCGAGGACAAGTACGAGGCCCGAATCAAGGCGCTCGAGGAACGCACGGCCCCGAAGCCGGAAGTGCTCGGCCGTGACGCGTTCGAGAAGGACGAGGACTACATGGCCTACCTGGTCAAGCAGGAGCTCGAGAAGGACAAGGCCGCTAGCAAGGCTGCCGAGGCCGAGGCTTCGTCCAAGACTGCCGAGGCCGAACGCATCCGCCAGGAACAGGAGGCCGACATCCAGAGGCGCCAGGAAGTGTTCCGCAAGAACACCGACAACAGCTTCGATGCCGAAGGCAAGGCCCGGTTCATGAGCCAGGTCCAATATGCCATGCAGAAGGGTTTCGGCGACATCCTGGACAACAACCCTGCGGCCAGCGACTACCTGCTAGGCAACAGGATGGGCCCGAAGGTCCTGAGCCACATCCTGAACAACCCGGAGGAGTTCCGGGACGTGTTCATGAGTCAGGGACAGTCCCAGATGGACCAGTACTATACCCTGAAGCAGATTGAGGGCAAGGTCCTGGCCGAGGGTCGGGGTGAAGTGGAACCGCAGCCGGAAATGCGCGCGAAGGGCGTCAGGCTGGGCAAGCCGGGCGGCCAGGGCGCCTCCAGTGCGGGTTTCACGAACCACGACGACCCCAAGGCACGTAGGGCATACCTCGAAAAACTGGGCGTATGTTAGAATAGCCGGAAATTGGCGGGTAGTTACAGATGGAGCGTAACCGTGCATCCTCCTGCACTACCCGCCTAGTAAAACCCTTTAGCGACTGACTAGGCCAGCTGCGAAAAACAAAACGCAAACCTAGCCAATCACATACAAACTAAAGGAGTTTTCAAATGGCTAACGCATTTACTAACCGCAAGAAGCTTGAATATCTTGCAACGGCCGTTAAGGCCAACATGGTCTACACCAAGGCCTCCAAGGAATATTTCCCTCAGAGCGAGCTCGAAGGGAAGAAGTACGGACAGACTGTCCACGTGTACCTCAGCGACCCGGGTAAGGTCTATGACACGCTCTCCATCACCGACGACGATATCGCCCCGGTCGTGGAACGTGAAGTGTCCACCACGATGCAGATGAAGGGCACGGCTGTCGAAGTCGACCTGTGGGACAAGTTCGTCAACATCGAGGAATTCAACAAGACCATCGTGAAGCCGCGTGCCCTCAAGCTCGCCCGCGAAATCGACAAGGCCATCGTCAACAAGACTGCGTTCAAGTCCTTCCAGTCCGTCATCAAGACCGGCACTGTGGGCCTCGACCTTCTCTCTGACGGTGCTACCGCCCTCGAGGAACTCTCCCTCGCCGGTAACGTCGTGGAATTCCAGAAGCCGACCATCTACGGCAACATCTCCAATGAGCTCAAGGGCCACTGGTACTACGATGAAGCCATGAAGGAACTGTGGAAGCGCAAGTACTTCGGCGAATTCGGTGGCGCCTCCCAGGTTGCCTGCCCGGTTCTCCCGGTCATCAAGATGTCCGCCAACATGGACACCGCCCCGACCGTTACGCTGACCCCGATTCTCGCTTCCGATAACTCTACCGTCATCGGTTACGAACCGTTCGACCAGCTCACCACTTCCGGTTCTGGCGCAACGTTCGAACCGGGTGCAGTGTACACGCTGACTGGCGTGACCATCGTAGACCCGTCCGGGATAGAGACTGAACAGGTCCTGTCCGTGAAGGTGCTCGACGACCAGGGTCACATCCCTGAAGTGCGCATCACTGTCGCCGGCAAGGGTTGCAACAACCCGAACGCCGTCGTGGGTGCTGCCTTCGGTTCCACCACGCAGACCTTCACCGCTGGCCTCACCGCCGGTAAAAGTTACCAAATTGGAATCGTACGTATCGATGACTCCCTTTGTTACGATGCGTACAAGTTCTCCGACCTTCCGACTGGCAAGATGGACTCCGTCGGTGTCGACGGCGCCACTGTCATGAAGATGATGGCCTTCGGTAACGGCAGGCAGGGTACGGAACTCACCCGTATCGACAGCCCGTATGTGGCCGATATCTTCGAGCCGCGTCTCGCTGTCACGACTTACCTGGAACTCTAATAGAGCCCAGTTCAATGACCCTTCAAGGGAGCCTCTGCAGGGGCTCCCCTTTTTGTTGCCAGTAGTTACAGATGAAAGCCGAGGTTTTTCATGATATCAGTAAACAAGCTTTGCACCGATGCCGCCAAGTACGTCGAACTCATCGGCGACGGCGAGACACTGGAAGGCGACTACGCCGACGGCGCCGTGTTCCTACTGAACAGGGCCATATCCAAGTTCAACGCGTCGAGCTACTTCAGCTCGACCATCGACCATGTCGACCACCAGATTGCGCGTGACCTGTACTTCCGCAAGCTCGAGGAAGGCGAGGACTGCCCGCCGGACACGGTGGACATGGAACCGCCCGAGTTCGTGCAGGGTGTCGGCCGCAAGCTCGGCATACGCTGGCTGCGACTGATTCCGTGCAACCCGCAGGACATGGACCGCATGAACAGCATGAGCCTGCCCAACACGTTCACGTACACGGTCGACGCCGAGGAGGCGCCATCCGGCGAGCTCCGCAACGTGGGCAAGCTGCACCTGAACGGTGGCGCCTGCTCCATGTGCCGCATCTACCTGACCCGCAGGATTCCCGAGGTCACTCTCGAGGACAAGCTCTGCCTTTCCGAGATGTACCACGACATCCTCTTCTGGGAACTGTGCGTGCGCCTGTGCGGCAAGTACAAGCTCAACGACTACAAGGCCGACTGCCAGGAACAGCGCGACGACGCGGTTGACATGATTGACCGCACCACGCTCAAGAACCGCGCCATGATTACCGGCGCCGCGTTCGCGTCCGGATATGACGTCTGGACCGACGGCATCGACCTGGCTGGCGGCTTCCTCGGATAAGGAGAACTCATGGCCACGTCGACCGTACTCAATTTCCTAGTTGGCGGAACTAACAAGGGGAAGTACCCTGCCGTGTGCGGCTCGGAACTTTCCGTCAACATGTATAAATGCACGAACGGAAAGAACGTGTTCATGGAATCGATGCCCGGCATCAAGATGCTGGCCCAGGTAGGCGGCAAGTGCCGCGGCGTCTGGGTCTCCACGCGCGGCCTGAAGTCGGAAGGTTCGACCGAGGACATGTTCGCGGCCATGGGCAACCGGCTCTACCGCATAACGCCGGACGGCACGTGCACCCCGATACTTACGCTTGCCGCGAACGGCAGGCGCGTCACCTTCGCGGAAGCGGGCGGTCCCCGCGCAATCCTGCTCATCTGTGACGGTTCGGCACTGTATGCCTACTTCCTCGAGGAAGGGACAGTGCACCAGGTGGCGATGCCAAGCGCCGTGGAAGGTGACGGCCATACCGTGAGGCCCACTTTCGTGACGGTCGTAAACGGTGTCATCGTGGTTAACGACCAGGATTCCGGCTATGCGTACTACTCCATCCCGTACCCGCTTTCCGCCGATACGCGAGAGGTATTCGACCTCGACCCTAACGGCGGCGTACAGTACGAGGCCGACAACGTGACTGTCAAGAAGAAGACCGTGGACGCATGGCAGTACGCGTTCCTGGACGATTACGGCGTGCAGCAGTTCATGAACTCCGAGTCGAACAGCGACTCGATTAACGGACTGGCCAGCATAGGAAATGCGCTGTACCTGTTCGGGCCGAAGAGCGTGGAGATTTACACCTACGCCGGCGAGGAATACGCCACCTGGTCGCGCCAGTACTTCAGTGCGACCGGCGAGTTCGGCTTGGAGGCGCCAAACTCCCTGTGCTGTGTAGGCCGCAGCATTTACTTTATCAGTACCGGCCGCCAGTTCGGCAAATGTGTTATGCGCGTTACCGGGACGAATTTCGAACGGGTGTCCGAGGATTGGCTTGACGAACGCATAATCGGCAACACGTCGAGCGCGTACGGTTTCGGGTACGGTGTCAACGAGCATTCATTCTATATCCTCCAGGTCCCTGAAATCAAGCAGACCTGGTGTTTCGACGCGGCCACGAACGAGTGGCACGAACGCCGTTCACGCAGTCCCGCGACGGCAACCGAGACGCGCTGGCGCGTGGGCGGCGTGGCCTATTTCAGGTCGAGGTTCTACGCGTTCACCGAGGACGGCATGGTCGCCCTGTTCGGTCCCGACTACTGGTACGAGGACTACAAGGACGGGACAAAGTCCGTCATCTGCAGGCACAGGCAGGGTCCGGTGTTCACGGCCGACCTGCGGCCTTTCGTGGTGGAAGACCTAACTGTTGAATGTAATGTAGGTACGGCCCCGTCATACAACGACCGCGCCAAGGTCCTGCTGGAATGCAGCAAGGACGGCGGGATGACCTGGGGCAACATCAGGTCCGCGAGCTTCGGCCTTACCGGACAGTATTCGCACCGTGTCCGTTTCCTGAACCTGGGCCGGAACAGGCTTTGCGTCATCCGCATCACGTTCAGTGAACCGATGGACTTCGTACTCACCAACTGCTCGATTCGCGCGGGCGCAACAGGGAGCCAAATCTAATGAACGGTATCGTTGCACAGAACACGCCGCTGGACCAGGTTGACGAAGTCCTGAAGGGCGTATGGATGCGCGAGGAGATTGAGCGCTGGCACGTCGTGCACACGCCCTACTTCACGCTGATGGAAGGGCCGGGAGGACCTCTCCCGATGGAACTTACCAGGCAGTGCATCGCCGACGTGTATGACGGCAGTGACTGGAAAAAGGTACTCGTGGGACCTGCGAGGAAAGGTCAGGTCGTAGTTAATAGCGAAGGAACCAAGTTCGTTCGCATCTTGTGTTTTTAAGGAGTCAGAATGTTTGGACTAAACGACATACTCACGCCGGTGACCAATTTTCTGGGTCTCGGCAACGGCTCGCAGGTAGATGCTGCGAACGCGAAGCTTGGTGAACTCATAGACCAGGCGAGGAGCACGGGCACTGCAAACAAGGCCCTCTTCGACCAGTATCTCAAGCAGGCGCAGGACACCTATGCCGGCGACGTGACCGGATACAACAACCTGGTCAACCAGCTCTCTACCGAACTATCGAACGAACTTGCGAATCCTGACGCCAGCCAGTTTACCTATGGCAAGACGGTGCAGGACTTCTACGACCCCGCAGCCAACCAGCGCGTGGCCGCTGCAATGTCCGGCCTCAGGGCGAATGCTGCTGGCGCTGGTAATACCTGGTCAAGCGACTATCAAAATCGAATGGCGGCCAAGCAGCAAGCCCTGGCTTCTGACGAGTGGAAAGCCAGCTATGACAGGCTCATGGCCGACCGTACGCAGCAGCTCAACGAATGGAATGCTGGCCAGGCAGCGAAGAACTCGAGAATCGGCCAGATGGGCACGCTCGCTGGCCTATACGCCCAGGGCCGCAACAATCTCATGAACGCATATGGCGATTACTACGGCAACATGGCCAGCCAAAACAACGCTACGCTGTCTACCATCGCAGACCTGACCCAGGCCCAGGCCAACAACAACATGCAGCGCCAGGAAGGCATGGGCGCTATCCTGCCTGCGGCAGGCCAGATTCTGGGCGCCATATTCTAGGAGGTTGAGCCATGGGACTCACAATATCTAACTGGGGCAACGTCTCGACCAAGATGGATACGCCTCGACAGAACGTTACGTCGGATGACTGGGCCGCGCTCGGACGTGGCCTGGGCGGTCTCCAGAAGTGGTCCCAGCGCCAGAAGGCAGCTGACCTGATGGAAGGCAAGGCCACTGTGCAGGACCGCATCAAGGCAATCGACGAAGAGATTGCGTCGCTGGAAGCGAAGCTGCAGGGCTACGAGGAACAGGCCAATGCAGATGCACAGGCTGCCGCCCTCAGAGCCGAACAGGAGCAGAACATGCAGGGCTATACTCCGGAGAACCTGTCTACCGATGACAGGCTTGCCGCGCAGTATGCTGCACAGCAGAACTGGGAGAACGCAGGCAATCCGGTTGCGGCAAAGTATGGCCGCCCCGTCAATCCGCATGTCACTAACGACCAGGTCAATGCCGGCTTCGTCCATGACCTGACAGAACTTGAACGTCAGAACGCAATGCGCACTGCTGCATTGGGTAAGTACCGTTGGGGTAGATAATGGCTATCGAGGACGAGGAAGAGGAAGAAGGCAAGAAGAAGCGCAAGTCCGCCGGAGGCGGAGGCGGTGGAGGAGGCGGAAGCGCTGCCGTCCTCGGCTATCTTGCTGGACAAGGGAATGGTGCCGGCTCTGTCCGTGCTTTCGCTCCCGGGCGTGCCGCAGCAGGCATCGCCCCTCTTCCCAGTTCAATCCTGCAGACGCTCATGCGTGGCCAGGCAGCGATGATGCGCGGAACGCCAATGGGAGCCGAGACCGTTACCAGGAAGCTCAATGCCATTAACGAAATGGCGCCTGGCACCGTGTATCGCTATCCTCCCCGCATGGTGCACGTATTCGACTACGGCAATATCCTCCGTGACAACGGCGGAGACCCGTGGCTGAACCAAACACTCGATGTCATGGAAGCGGATGCGCTCGAGATGCAGGACCTGCAGGAGCATAACGAGGCCCTCAACAAGTATATCCGTCCGGGGCAGACACCGGCAGAACGCCAGGCGGCAATCATCAGGGGCGAGAAGGAGGAGCGCAAGCTCAAGGGCTTCTGGGATGAGGACCGCAGGACCCGTCGTAGGACCGGTATCGGTTCGACTGCAGTTTCCAACGTCCGTATCGACGGCAACCGTATCAGGGTCCGTTTCGGTGGGCGTGGCAAGTGGTACACGTATCGCGGCGGAAAGGATGCGAAGAGCACATCACACGAGGCAAGACTTCTTCTGGCCGCGCCTAGCATAGGCAGGGCCATCAACGGCACTTGGGGCCAGACCCATCAACTTTAGGAGTAACCATGGATAGGGAATTCACTTGGAACCGCGTCGAACCTAACGAGACACCGTCATACGGCAAGTCCAGGCAGGCCGAAGTCGACGAAATCAAGAGCAAGATTGAGGCTCTCAAGGCAGAGCGTGCACAGCTCGTGGCCCAGCTTGGCGACGAGTACAGCGACGAACGTCTAGGTGCCCAGATGCTCCGTGCAGGCGACGAGGGCGCCATGTACAAGTTCCTGCGCGGGCAGCAGGACCAGATGAAGCTGAATGCTGCCGAGAACGCCAAGAACAACAAGCCTACCCAGGAACAGTTTGACAAGCTCCTCGAGACATTGCAGGCCACTGCGGCTGCAACGGCCGACCCGAACTTGGCCCCGCCAATCAAGGAAAAGTATGACCTCATGCTCGAGAACTATAGGAGTCAGCTGAACGAGATGCTGGTCAAGAACCCGAGCCTGAGCATGCGCAACTACAATCCGCAAGGTGGCAATGCAGGCGGCGTAGGCGGGGGCGAGCTCTGGCAGCTCGAGAACAAGCTCGGCTGGAGCGGAAGCGGCATGACCGATGACGAGATTGATGCCGAGGCTGCGAAGCTCAAGAACAACCCGAACGTGAGCTCCACCGAGGTCAACAAGATAGTCGACGAGGCCAAGAAGCGCAACGAGACGGCATACCAGAAGTATGTCGAAGAGGTGAAACGCAAGAACGCCGAGAAGAAGCAAATCTACGACGCTTACGTGAAGACTCCATCGGCCGAGACCAGGAGCACCCTGGAAACGTTGTTGGGTGACTACCTCGACCGTCGTACCAACAACTTCAAGAAAAAGAAGGCCCTGACCAAGGACAAGTGGGTAAAGGGGAAGTAACATGGCTGATACTACGAAGAAGGCATCCGAGATTCTACGCGATTCCCTGAGGATTCCCCAGAAGGAATATGACATGATGCAGTTCAACGCCAGGCGCTACGGCATGACCGACGCCGAGGTGGAGGATGCTGTCCTCAGGATGATAAATGCCAGCGACTCGATGAAGCAGGCCATGAAGGAAGGCAGCGAGGGCTACAAGCAGTTCCTGCTCAGCCAGCTCCCTACTGAATTCGGCAAGACCAAGACGTTCAATGCGAAGAACGTACTCGAGGCAATCGGTTCCCCGTTCGAGAAGGGCGGCAACTACAAGACTGCCGAGGAGAAGCTCATATCCCTGTACCGGAGCAATCCGAACATGGTCCGCAACCGCGTGGCCATGAACAAGGATTTCGGATGGATTGGCGCTGACAATCTTGACAAGCTCGTTTTCGCGGCACAGAATCGGAAGGAACAGAAGCCTAAAATCGGCTGGGGCAACAAGATTGCCGGTACTATTCTGTACCCCCGTTCACTTGAAGCAATGAAGGAAGGGCGCAGTCCTGGCTGGAAGGATGTAGTGGGCGACGTCGGTGAAGACGTGCTCATGGCAGTACCGGTCGGTGCAGGGGCCGCAGCGGCCGCTGCCAAGCTGCCCAAGGCAGCCCAGGTAATTGCGGCAATCGGTGCGAACAGCATGGTCCCGCTGATTTCGGAGACCTACGATGCCAACGTGTATGACCCGGGCGAGAACCTGGACCGTTCAGTGTTCCAGGGTACAGACGTATTGACGGGCGCCACTACGAACATCGTGGCGCCTTACATGGCCGGAAGGATAATCGGTCGCGGCAGCCGCATGCTCGGCACGAGCGGCGCCTCCAAGGCCGTGCGCGAGGGTATTCCTGCTGGCGGTTCGGAAGAGGCCAAGAATGTCGTCGATGGATGGCTTAACAACGGTGTGTTCATATTGCCGAACAAGAACGAGCAGGACGCCATCAGGCGCGAGACATGGAAGCGCATGTCCGAGACCAAGAAGCGGCAGCCGGACTATCAGCAGGCCAAGGCGGCCGATGCGGAATTCAGGGACGGCGTGATTAACGAGGCTACCAAGAAGGGCCACGAAAATATCCTGAAGTTCAAGGACGCTACGCAGAATCTGGACGAACGTGCCAAGGTCGCGGCTGGCTTCATGAAGGCCGGCGACAAGTACGAGGATGCAATCGACAAGGCGACGAAGCTCAGCGAGGACGAACTCAACGAGCTCCTCCACCGCATGGCCTTGAACGATGTCCCTGGCAACAGGGCGAAGGACCTTGGCAAGGCAGCTCTTGAATCGTTCCTGGTCAACCGTTACGGCAACCAGAAGAACGCAAACGCCGGTCTCGCCATGCTTTCGAACCTCGGTGCGGCAATCGACGATGACTTCGACCTGGTTAAAATGGTCGGGGACTACCGTGACAAACAGGCCAAGGATGCAAAGGATGCATACCGCAGCGGAATCGCTGGCCAGATTCTGGCCGGTGGTCTCGGGCAGGCAGCCATGGGGTCTCTAGCCAGTCCGCAGGATACCGAGGACGCGAAGTGGCTCAGTAAGATTGCCAGGCACCCGTCGATAGTACGTGGAGCCGGCGAAGGCGCCTCGACAGAATTCAAGAACTGGTGGAATACCAGGGGAATCGTTCTCCTGGGCAAATCCGGTGCATTCCCGGGCACAAAGGAATAGTTTACTAGGGACTTCATTATGGCAGACATCATGACAGAACAGAATCAGGAATTTACCATAGTTGACGAGGAAGATGTCCTCGCCAGGTTCGAACGGTTCAAGTCCCGCGTGAACGAGCGGTTCCATGCCCAGTACGAGCGCATGCGAGTCGCCCGCGGGTTCCTCTCCGGAGAGACCCAGTGGGACGAAGGCGACAACCGGTACATTTCCGAGAAGCGTAACCGCCTGACGGTGAACGTGGTTGCGAACAACGTGGCAAGCACCGCCAACTCGTATGACGAATATCCGTTCCAGTGGTATACCGGCGAATGGGAGAAGGACCAGGCACTCGACAAGTTCCTCGGCAAGCCCGGGAACTGTTCGTGTTCCATGGAGGCGCTCAAGGAAGCAATCAGCGTCGGCCTCGGCGTGATGTGCGTGGGTACCGAGGAATCTGGCGCCCCTGCCATCTATACGGTGCCGGACTTCGAGCGAGTGATGCTGGACCCTGACAGCTATGACCTCACTGGCGAGGATATGTGCGAATGCGCCCTCATCGACTACCGTGGACGCAACTGGATTCGCCTGCACTACGGCGAGGAGTACCTGCCTAACAAGGAAGCGATGAACATCGTCCCGTGCAAGCCGGGCCTCATCCCGGTCGTTACGTACTACGTAATGGAAGAAGGCGGCGTCCGTGTCTACGAGCTCGTGAACCAGCGCGTCATCGACAAGGGCCTGATGCAGATTCCGCGTATCCCGGTGTTCCCGGTCTACGGTGAAATCTACATCCGCAAGGATGGCGAACGCGCCTTCCGCGGGATTCCGGAAAAGGCAAAGGATATTCAGCGCCTCGTGAACTACGCGTACACCCAGCTGGGCGAGCGCCTGAGCCTTTCGCCGAAGCCGCAGTTTATCGGCACGGTCGAGGCATTCAAGGACTTGGATGACTATTACAAGCAGGCAGCGGCAGGCATCAACCCGATGCTTCCGTACAACAGGAAGAGCAAGGACCGCAAGGAAGACCTGCAGCCTCCGCAGCGCTTCGACATGAACGTGCAGTTCCAGGACCTTGCCGGCATCATCGGCGAGACGCTTGGCCTGATGGGCTCGGTCACCGGCGTGGACTCTCGCGGAATGGCAGACGCCACCCAGCAGAAGACCGCTACCGAAGTGGACTATACTGCCCACGTGTTCGCTGCCAACGTAAGACATTATTACACTCACTTAAAATTCTCATTCAAGGCGATGGGCCAATTTATAGCCGACATGGTCGGGATGGATTCCCAGATTGAAATCTGCCAGGGCCCGGACGAGATGATGCAGCGCCAGGTCGCCCGCCAGGAACTCGGCCAGCTCCTCGGAGTCGCCGAGCCTAACCAGAAGGGCCCCATCATCAACGCAATCCTCCAGTCTCATCCGGACAACGAGATTCTCGGCCAGCTCTACGCAGAACTGAACAGCATCCCGCAGCCGACCATGATGGAACAGCAGATGCAGGACACCATCGAACAGATGAAGCTCGCCATCGAGGAACGCGACGCGAAGATGAAGGAGATGCAGGACATCATCGACCAGTACGACAAGTCCACGCAGGAACAGGACAAGAACATCGAATTCGAACTCGCCAAGATGAAGCTGCAGCACCAATACGACATCGAGAACAAGGTCGTAGATGCGCAGCTTGACGCGGGCACCGACACCGAGAAGGTGGCCAACGAGGCCGAGCGTGCCCGCATCAAGGTAGAGTCCGAGGCAGAGACTGCCGCCATCAAGGCGCAGTCCGCAAAGGACCAGCTCGTGTTCCAGCGCCTGAAGAACGGCATCGACCTCGAGAAGGCTCAAATCGACAACCAGGTCCAGATTGACAAGGGCAACATCGAAGTCGCGAAGAGCGCGGCCCTCGCCGACCAGGCCGTGAAGAATGCAAGGAAGCAGGGCAAGAAGGAGAAGGACAATGCCGATTAAGCTTAGCGTAGCACCTCAGCAGTTCGTGGACGAGGAGGGCAAGCCGATTGCCGGGCGCGTAACCTTCTACAAGCACAACAGCAACGACCTGGCCACCATCTACACGATGGAGGACAATTCGTTTGTCGTGGCTTCAAACCCACAGCTCCTGAACGCCATGGGCGCCCTGCAGGATACGGTGTTCTTCGATGCCGACATCCTCGACATGAAGGTCGAGCGCTACATCGGGCAGCCGGACGCAATGGACATACTCTCGCCGGACTTCGCATTTTATGCCCAGTTCGAGGTGGGTATCGACTACAAGGCCCTCCTGGAGCAGGCCGGTACCGTTTCGAATATCGCGCAGCTCAAGGAAGTTGACCCGGCCGAGTTCAAGTCAGTGCAGGTCCAGGACGTGCCCTGGCGCGTATACGTCTGGGACGAATACGCCACCAACACTGCCGACGACGGCATCGTGGTACAGAGCGACGTCACCAGCGACGGCCGCTGGTTACTGTTATGGGATGACGAGATGCTCCCATCGAGCATCTACGGCGTGAAGGACGGGAACTACGCCAACCTGACCGCATGCCTTTCCTATCCGGAAATCGTCGGTTCAATCGGCCTGTGGACTCCGCAGGTTGTCCGCATCGTGCCTGGCACCTACGCGACCACGACCTGGGTGAGCACGACCAAGACAATAGCCTTCGGCAAGAACACCAAGTTTACCGGCGGCGGCATCACCTGCCCGTCCGCAAGGCAGATTTCCTCGACCGACACATACTTCTGCGACATGTCGTTCACTGACCAGAACGCCGAGGCGCACTCGGCATGGTTCCGCACAGTGGGCGCCTTCTGGCGCTGCGGTGCGCACAGGCTTGTCATGGACCGTGTCAACCATTTCGAGGAGACCGTTCTCGACTCGATGGTGCATGTGCAGAAGGCCGTAATCGAGGGAACCGAGCGCATGGGCGCGTTCACTACGCAATCGAACTACCTTACGCTGGAACGATGCGTAATCGTGGGCAACAGGCTCTTCTCGCCCAAGGATGACTATATCAGGTTCGTCGGCATGGAAGTGGACGACTCCATCTTCCTGGCGCTTGGCGTAAGCCAGTGGGACCTCGGCAAGATTTCAGCCGGTCACCACGTCGAATGCCTTACCGTGGGCGGGTCGAACACCTACCCTCTCGCCAGGTTCAGGAATGCGGACATCTGGATGAAGTTCTACGATGTCGACCAGGACTACTCGGCGCCGCCCAAGACCGAAATCGACCTGCAGAACAGGGAGGTTTCGAGCTATGCATACAGCCGCTACACCACTATCAGGAACATGGTCGTCACCGGCAACCTGACGCTCCCGGCCGACGCCGCCGTGCAACTCGTCAACGTGCATGTCGGAGGATACCTCCGCGGCGGCGCCCAGCTCGTCCTCGACCGGTGTACCGCCGTCCTCGACGAGACCGACTACCTTACGAGCCTTTCGGCGACGGACTCGACCGTGTCCAGCAGGAACGCCATCGCGCACGCGATAGCCATAAGCTGCAGTCGCTGCCGCTACGCAGTGCACGTGCAGAACGCAACCGACAACGAGACCGACGTGGGCACGGTCGTGCTTACTGACTGTTCCGTCATGGAGCAGAACGTCAAGTTCAGGACGAAGAAGCTGTTCCTGTACAACTGCACGCTCAGCAACCCGTCAATCGTCATCTACCCGTACAAGGACGGTTCCACATACCGCATCGACGGCGCAATCGAGAACTGCGTAATCGCGGGCACGAACGACGTCAGGTACACGAAGAACCATGACGGCGGATACGGCGCCGAGGAGGCGAACTGCCACCATGTCGTGTTCAGGTACCGGTGGGTCAACAACTCGTTCCATGGCGGCATGCCGAAGGGCGTCTGGATTGACCTGTGGGGCGTGAAGAGCTCGCACCAGTTCTTCGTCGCACTGACGGGTAACGACATCGTCTACCGCGGCAACTACGGCGACTGCCCTGTCGAGAAGATTCGCGACAACGCCAACAGCTCGACCATGCCGGACCAATACAGGTTCTTCAACGACGGCCTGTGGACATATACCGACTGGTATGTCGGCGGTTCCAACCCGGCGTTCAGGGCCTTCGTGGACCCTGACTCCAGGCTCTCCGGGGGCGCCTTCACCAGGTTCGCCGAACTGCACTACGCATACGCGTTCCCGTTCGGCGCCTTGGAGCAAATGGACGTGTGCATGGACCTCATGGAAGACCAGGACGGATACGGCGACTACTGCCGCGTCTGCTATGTCAGCCTGAGCCCGGTATCTGCCCAGCATGTCGGTATCATCTAGTAGTTATTAGCGGAGAAACTTATGGCCCTCGCGTACCTTTTTGCACCCACTACACAGTTCCAGGCAAGGACCGGCGCCAACCTGACGGCCGGTTTCCTTCGCGTCTTCTATACACAGACTGACGACGCGGCGCCGACCTACAGCGACTTCGCCGCAACCCCGAACGAGGAGGAGATAGTCCTCGACGCCGACGGGCGCGCGGTTGTCATCGTTGACAGCACGAAGACCTACAGGCTCGAGGTTTACAACCGCAACCACGGTCTAATGTTCACTGTGGACCCGCTTACCGCCGTAGGCGGCGCGGGCGGGAGCATGGCCTACAGCATTGTGTCGACGGACGGTACGGTATCTATCGAGTCCACTTCTTCCGGCGGGGTCATCTACTACGACCTTTCCACGGCCATCAGCAACGAGGCCGCCAAGTGGGGCGCCAGGGAATGCGCAATCACTTCGCTCGACGGTAGCAACGACTGGCAGCCTCTGAACACGGTTTCCACGGTCGGTTCCGTGACGTATTACTACGGGTGGAAGGCCACCAAGGACACGGCATACGACTTCGCCGCAAGCGTCGAGATGCCTTCGGGCATTGCCGGCGCCACTTTCGGAATCGACGTGAAGTGCGAGTTCCTCGTGGACGGCGTATGCGTATGCACCGAGACTGGCTACATCGACCCGAGCCGCAACGTGGACAGGGTTTCCTTCGAGTACAAGGGCCAGGTCGACGAGGGGCAGAAACTTGATGCAAGGCTCTACGCACGCTGTGCGCAGGCCCTTTCCGGCACGCTAATCGGCCGGGTCTTCTATAACGAGGAATGCGACGGCGTTGTCGGCGGTGAAAGCACAGGCGAGACCTACATCCCGGGCGAATACATCGACATCAGCACCGCAAACGTAATCAGCGTTACTGGAGTCCAGCCGGTTTCAGGCATGAGCTCGTACGTCACGCAGAGTGCCTTCGACAGTTGCTGCTCCTCGATGAGCGGCTACGTTTCCTCCCTGAGTTCCGATGTATCGGCATTGAGCGCAGAGATTTCGGGAATCACCGGGCTTACCGGGGATTACGTGGAGAAGTCGGCAATATCCGGAGTTTCCGCAATATGGAACGAGGCCTCCGGGGTTTCCTCGAAGCTCGACGCGAGCGCTTCCGGGGAGTTCTACAGCACTTCCAATCCTTCCGGGTTCATTACCGGTGTGGATTTGAGCGACTACGCGACCACGGCATACGTTGACTCTTCCGTTTCCGGCAAGGTGGACGAGACCGCATACACGGCCTTCACGTCCCAGGCAAGCGCCGACATCTCGAGCATTTCCTCGGTGGTCTCCGGCATTACCGGTGACTGGTCCGGGAAGGCCGACCAGAGCGCCCTCGACCTCAAGCTCGACAAGAGTGCGTCATCCAATTTCTACCCGATGACGGGCAACCCCAGCGGCTTCCTGACCGAACACCAGGAGCTCTCCGGCTACGTGGAGAAGTCCGCAATCAGCGCGGAATCTGCACAGTGGAACGAGGTGTCCGGTCTTTCTGGCAAGCTCGACGCTAGCGCTTCCGGCGACTTCTACAGCACTTCCAACCCTTCCGGTTTCATCACCGGCGTGGATTTGAGCGAGTACGCCACTACCAGCTACGTGGACAGCTCCGTAAGCGGCAAGGCCGACACGAGCGCCCTCACGGCATACCAGCCGGTCTCTGCCATGTCTGGCTACCAGCCGTCCGGAGACTACGCCTACAATTCCTCCGTAAGCGCTAAGCAGGACGCATCCGCCATGAGCGCATACGCTCTGTCCTCGGACGTATCCGGCGTGATTGACACCGTTTCCGCCAACTCGGCGACATGGGCCGGAGGTGCCACCGGCGACTACGTGGAGAAGAGTTCTACTGAAGTTACGATTGGCTCCGCAAATACAGCTGAGTACACCGCATTCGCCCAGGGCACAGAGAACAGCGCGTACGACCGTTCTCTTGCCCAGGGGTCAGCCAATACAGCTTATAATGGTAGCCTAGCACAGGGATTGCGGAACAGCGCCGCGTACTACTCGCTTGCACAGGGCTTTGGTGGCACCGCGGGTGGTACCTCTTTTGCACAGGGAAACCACAACAGCGCACGTTCGTGTTCGTTCGCACAGGGCGAAGCTGTCAGTGCTTCCGGCACCTCGTTTGCCCAAGGCATGCAGACTGTTGCAGTAGGGACTTCAGTCGCCATCGGCCATTACCTTCAGGCCGCCAACAGGATGGTCGCCTTCGGGGAACACAACATTTCCGGGGATGACCTCGCGCTGGTCATCGGTGACGGGTGGGCCTACGCGGGCGACAGACACCGGCACAACCTGTTCGAGGTAAAGAAGAGCGGTGACATCGTACTGTATTCCGGCTCCGCCGATACGGCAGGGTGGTCGGTAAAGGACGCTGTGAATGCGAAACTTGATGCTTCGGAGTCTAGCAAGTTCTACTCTACTTCCAATCCTTCCGGGTTCATTACCGGGATTCCCACAAGCTACGCCACGAAGGCATACGTTGATTCTTCAGTATCAGGAAAGGCAGACACGAGCTCCCTCACGGCATACCAGCCCTCGGGCGATTACGCCTACAATTCATCGTTGAGCTCCTACGCGCTCAGCGCGGATGTCTCCGGCGTCATCGATACCGTTTCCGCCAATTCTGCAACATGGGCGGGAATAAGCAGCGACTATGTGGAGAAGAGCGCCATAAGTGCAAAATCGTCCGTGTGGAATTCCGCATCGGCAGTTCCTAGCCTTCTTCCGAAGAGTGCAATAGAGGGCTCGGGAAGCGCAATCACGGCAATCAACGGAAGCGCAATACTCTACGGCCATTACGTCGAGAAGAGTGCAGAAGATGTGCTATTTGGCTATCAAAACGTGCTCACGCCTCCTCTTCCCAGAACCGCCACCGTGCCTACCCTTATACAGGGTTTATACAACAGCGGCGCAATGCGCTCACTTGTGCAGGGCTCGCACAATATAGGTGTCGAGGCCGCTCTTGCACAGGGTTTCGGCAACAGCGCAGAATCGGCGGCATTGGCTCAGGGAGAAAATAACACCTCGATAGAGGTCGCATTGTCGCAAGGCAGGAGTAACTCTGCCGGGTATTCCTCGCTTGCACAAGGCGTCGGGAATAGTGCATCCTGGATATCATTTACGCAGGGAATTAACAACTCCGCGTACGGCACATCGTTTGCACAGGGAGTTGACAACTCCGCGAGGGCGGCCTCGCTGGCGCAGGGTTCCGGGTGCATAGCCACCAAAACATCGATTGCCGTAGGTCACGAGAACAGTGCAGACATGCAGTCCTTCGCACAGGGCAAGTGGAACAGCGCCATGAACAGGGCAGCCGTGTTCGGCGTATGTAACCTCCATGGCGACGGCGATACCTCTACCGGGCATTCCGCTGCCCTGGTCATCGGTGACGGCACGTCAAAGACTGCCCGCCATGACCTTATGCTCGTCACGAAGGACGGCGAAATCACGATGTTCAGCTCCACTGCCGATACCACCGGTACCGGCATCATGAGCTCGCTCCGTGCGCTGTCCGCGGCCGCATCGTCCGTGATAGATTCCGCCACGGTATCTGCCATTGCATCGTCCTACGCGGAAAGCGCGGCAAGCGGCAAGCTCGACTCGTCCGCATCCAGCTCGTTCTACCCCGTAGACAATCCAAGCGCGTTCATCACGGGCGTGGACCTGAGCCCGTATCAGCTGACGGCAGACATGTCGTCCTATCAGCCTTCCGGTGATTACGCCTACAACAGCGCCTTGAGCGCCTACCAGCCTTCCGGTGACTATGCATATAATTCGTCCGTTTCCGGGAAAGCCGACAGCTCCGCACTTACGGCATACCAGGAAGTTACCGGGATGACCGCGTACCAGCCGGCGGGCGATTACCAGCCTAGCGGCGACTACATCTACGCAAGCGCACTCGGCACAGGAGTTATATAATGACACAGATTGTCTCTAGCATTTCAGGTCTTCAGGTCTACGCGCCTTCCGCCGGGTTCGCCCCGACTAACTCCGCGGACGTATCCGCAATCGCTTCGGGATACCAGGTGGTGTCCTCTACGGCTACGCAGCTCTACGCTGGGACTGCATTCCTTACGGAAGTCAACGGTGCACCGGTGAGCGCTTCCAGGGCCGGGAACGCGGCGAACGCCGCGATGGCGAACAGCGCCTACTACGACGGGACCGGCCGTCTCATCAGTTCGTTGCCTGATAGCGCGACGGTTTCTGCCATTGCGTCTTCCTACGCGGAAAGTGCAGCAAGTGGCAAGCTGGACTCTTCCGCTTCCAGCTCTTTCTACACGACCGCCAACGAGAGTGGCTTCGTTGACAGCGCTTACGTTGAGGGACAGGTCTCCAGCAAACAAGACGCATCGGCCATGAGCGCGTACCAGCTTACTGCGGACATGTCCGGCTATTACACCACCGCCAACGAGAGCGGTTATGTGGATTCCGCATACGTCGAAAGCCAGGTCAGCGGCAAGCAAGACACGCTTACTTTTGACTGGGACGCCGACAGCGCCATCAGCTCCATCAATGGGAGCGCACTGGCTGGACAAGGCGGTGGCGGCGGTGCGTCTATACCTTTTACTGGATACTATTACGACAGCGCAGAATCTGCAACTGAAGCAATTACCGCTGACGTCACAGCCGTAAGCTCGCTGGCATATACAAAATATAACGGCACTACGGTTAATGCTTATAATGGTATCACAGATTCACTCGGTATTCACCACTATGGTGTCGCCTCGTTTATCGATGCCGGCGCGGAAATAAACGGCACGAACACCGGCGGCATTCCATATACAATGTCGTTCGCACCGGCAGTGAGTATGTGGACGACAGCCGATGCTGCAACTGGCATCTTTGCCCCGTTGCAGTACGGTACGGGTGCTGGCATGTTCATGGAGAGCAACAACTTCAAGGGATACTTGAAGGGGAACGAGTGGTTTGTTACCGATACCCGCTACGGCTATGCCCGTGGAGAAGTACACCAGAGCCGTGGATGTCGAGTAATCGTAGAACATACCGGAGGTGCCGGGGCCGTATTGTCGGCCAGAAATTTCGACGCTAACGTAACGCTTAACACCACTGCTCGTGGTACTGCCAAGATGGCTGTCGCCACCAACCAAGCTTATGTACAGGTGCAACGCGGTAACAGCGACTCCAGGTACAATTCGGCAAAACTCGACACCGACTACTTGAAGTTCTACAACGGCATGGCTACCGGATACCTCGACCCGGAAGACACGGCCAGCGGTACGTCATACTTGCCAGCCGAAACGGAGTACATGTACATCTCCAGCATCCCGTACTGGAACGCAAAGCTGGATGCAAGCGCAATCGAGTGTGACACGGCGTCCGCAATCACGGCCATCGGAGGTTCCTCTATAGGTGGAGGAGTCGATGAGTCTACCGTGTCTGCAATTGCGTCGGCATACCAGGTAGTTTCATCGGTAGGTGACGACGGTACTTACATTACTTCAATCAACGGTTCGGCACTAAGCGGTGTCGGTGGCGGTGGTGTAGAACCCGCCACGGTATCCGCCATTGCTTCCGCCTACGCGGAAAGCTCCGTAAGCTCAGTAAGCGGCGACTACTATTCTACTAGCAATCCGTCCGGATTCATTTCCCAAGGGGACATGTTCCCTTACGTAATCAAATCTGGCACTAGCGAACGCGCTGTCATAACACCTACATTCCAGGACAACAATATCAACCGTCCTACACTTATGGTGTCCGGTTACAAGTCTAGCAACGGAAAGTGGCCAAGAATGATGGTTACTGATTATAACGGTTCTACCGGATATACCCATAGTGGTGTTTTGTTGGCCAATGCCTACGAAACATACATAGGTACAGCTATTGCTGGCGAATCTGGAGTAAAGACGTTCCGAATGGATGAATATTCCATGGACTTCTTGCCGTTCCGTGTTTGGAATACTTCTACGCAATCCTGGTATACAACGGATTTGGAAACGTATTACCACACGGCAAAATATTCAAGATATGGTGTTACACTAAGTGCCTTAGAAAACAGCGGTGAAAACGCACTGTTCAACCGGTTCCTTAACAGCGGCATATATATGTCAAGCACGGACTACGCCTACCTTGACACTGCTGACACTGCATCTGGCATGAGTGCTACTGCTAGCGCATCTGCCGAAATCAACATCGATTCTATAAACAGATGGAACGGCAAGCAGGACTCTTCCGCCATGACATCGTACGTGGACAAGAGTGCGTACGATGAACTTTACAGTTCATACACTGGGCTTTCTGCATTAGTTTCCCAGTATAGTGGGTGGTTCAACGAATTGAGCAGCATCAGCGCCAAGGTTGACAACAGCGCAATAGGAGTCGTCTAATGAGTTATGTAACAGGTATTTCCGGCAACGTCATTTCGGCAGCTTCCGCCGGGTTCGCACCTACTAACAGCGCGGACGTGTCGGCCATTGCTTCTTCGTACGCCGAATCGGCGGCGTCTAGCAAGCTTGACGAGAGTGCGTCCAGCAACTTCTACACCACGGCGAATGAGTCTGGTTTCTTAACTAGTATTCCGAACTCGTTATACGTAGCGAACATTACTGCGTCTGGCCATGTCCAGGCGACCGGTACTGGTGACCTCAGAGGCAATTTTGACTATGCTGGCATGTATTTCCGTAGCGGAGCTAACCGTCCATACAATATCGGCATAGACAATACTGGTTCAAACTTCTATATAGCGACGGCGAAGAATGGCTACGAGCGAATCTATGCAAGCAGCATACAGAGCTGGAATGCAAAGCTAGACTCCAGCGCCTCATCGTCCTTCTACACGACCGCTAACGAATCTGGCTTCGTGGACAGCGCCTACGTGGATTCTGCTGTCTCCAGCAAGCTTGACACTACGGCATACAATTCTGGAGACTTCTACACTACGTCCAACCCGTCTTCGTTTGTGGACAGCGCATATGTCGACAGTGCCGTGTCCGGCAAGGCAGACAGCTCGGCGCTTTCCAGCTACGCGCTGTCTTCCGACGTCTCCGGTGTAATCGACACGGTAAGCTCCAACAGTGCTTCCTGGGGTGGCGGCGGGGCTACCGGGGACTACGTGGAAACTAGCGCAACCGAGGTGACTATCGGCTCTGCAAACACCGCAGGAGTCACTTCCCTCGCGCTGGGCGTTAAAAACCGTGCAAACTTCTGTTCCTTCGCACAGGGAAGCAAAAATAGCGCCACATCCGACTCTTTCGCCCAGGGTGATACCAACAGCGCCAAAGACGGTTCCTTCGCGCAAGGATACTACAACAGTGCAAACATCTATTCCGTCGCACAGGGTTTCTGCAACAGCGCAATAGACATAGCAGCCGTATTCGGTAAGTACAACCTACGCGGTAACGGTAACACATCCACCGGTGACTCCGCGGCCTTCGCCATAGGTGACGGTACCGCAGGAACTGCCCGCCACGACCTGATGTTGGTCACCAAGGACGGCGAAATCACCATGTACAGCTCCACGGCGGACACGGTGGGTACCGGAATCATGAGCTCCATCAGGGCAATCTCCGCGGCTGCCACGGGAGGCGGCGGGGTTGACAGTGCGACAGTTTCTGCCATCGCGTCTTCCTACGCCGAGAGCGCGGCATCTTCCAAGATGGACTCCTCTGCCATTGACTACACCCGTACAGGAAACGGGACGCAGATTTACGCATCCGGTACCGGCTCGTCAACGAACCAGTTCTCTGCAAAGAACGATTCGGCAGGAGCCGCCATCATAGCTGGCGAAAACGCCCGCCTAAGGCTATGGGACACGGCAGCCACGGCAAACCTCTACGCATCCAGCATTGGCGGGTGGAATGCGGCAGCCAACCTTGTTTCCTCCCAGTCCGCCAACTGGGGCGGCTCCGCTTTACAGCTATCTGCAGGAGCCGGAATTTCGCTGACGATGGTCGGGAACACGCTGGTCATTTCCACCGCGGGGGTATAAATGGGAAGTTCCTACTTCATAACCTACGGCGGAAACCGCGTGACATTCCCGGGTTCTACCGGGAGTGTCGCGTGGGAGTACGTACCTCCAAAGTTCAGCCGTTACGAAATAAGTATCTTCGGCGGCCCAAGCGCGGGAGGTTCGGCTTCCGGTACGGCGAGCATGCCGTTTACCGCGTTCGACCAGATTGGCGTGAAGGCCACCTACTCCGGACAGCTTGATATGCACGGCAACGGTTACTGGTGGTGGTACGACGTATCGTCGCTAAGCGGACAAAACATGATGTCCGTCCCGTTCTTGCTATGTAACAATTCAAATTTCCACAAGGCTCAGTCGCTGTATTCCTTGAACATGAGCGCCGGGTCGTTTGCATTCAGCGGTAATTCGGCAAACCCGAGGTGGGATATCTATACTCCGCTTACGGCAAACACCAAGCTGCAATCCACTACACTACAGCGTGCACTGCTTATAGGCGAGATAGTGGGGGTAAAGTACAGATGAGTTACCAGAGAGACCTTCTTTATTCTGGAGGGAGCGCCCGCGCCGTCACGCTTGCACAGCCCGCAAGCGGGTACTCCCGTATTGTCCAGTCTGTAGGCCCGTCCGGATACTTCCCGAACGTGGAGTTCGTCGTTACGGCAAACTGCAACAACTTCCTGATTAACCGCGGTCATAGCGTCTATTCCACGAACATGTATCCGGTATGGCCATACAGGATAGCCATCACGAACAATACGAAGAGCTTCTCGTCGGTGAACTTCCAGCTACTCCAGCAGGGAGGCACTGCGGCCCCAAGTACATTCGGCTGGCAAAACACGGCCAGTAACATACAGTGGCTCGGTAAGGGGCATATATACGGCGAACAGCCCGCCTCTGGAATAACCGCAACAGGCCTTGGTTCTCCCGGAGCAGGATGGAGGGAATACGACGAGACTGTTCTATTTTCTGCCTCGGCCGCAGTTACGAATCCAGGAACCATAACGCTTTCCGAACCGGTTACGGCATTCTCCAGACTAAAGATTGGCCTTGGCCTACCTAACGCAGAAGGCTGCACGGTAATGGAGGTCGGGATTCCGGTGAACAGTGCAGCATATATTCCGCTGGAGAGCTACTGGGGGAATAGTACGGGTTCATTCTTCTGGTCTCTGCACCGTTACAAGATGGACGGCTGGTCGACAATGACTCCGGTTTCCGGAAAGGCGTTCCAACTAGGAACTGGAGCAGTCAACCCGTATACAACTACAGGAAACTACACATCTACCGAGACATACATACGTCGGCCAATTACTAGGGTATGGGGCATCAACAGGAAGTGAGGATTTTATGAGCGAACAAATTAACAAGGTACTGGCCGACAGGCCGCAGTCATTCAGCTCGGCCGAGCAGCTCCAGGCGCGCACCAACATCGGGGCGCAGGCCTCGGGCGACTACGTTTCATCGACTACTTTCACGGCCTTTTCCTCGCATGTGGAATCGGCCAAGCAGGACTCCAGCGCGATGTCCTCCTACGTCCCGTTCAGCGCGATAAGCGCCGACGCGGACAGCGCCATCACCTCCATCAACGGTTCTTCCGTCGGCAAATTCACCGGCGTATCGTCCAACTGGGGCGTCACTGGCGACGGCACGCAGTTCAACCCGCTCGGCCTCTCCTCGGAGGTGTGGTTCACTTCCTACGGCGCCTCAAGCCGACTCCGTTATGACCAGCTCGGCATGTACACCGACACGGGCAACACCTACACCGAAATCGACCGGGGCGCCCTACATGTGCTACAGCGCACCGGCTCGCTCGATTACCAGGCAGAGTACGGACATTTCTACGGCACGGGCATGCGCTATTCGCATTCCAACATGAGTGACGTTAAGTTGTCTGCAAACTGGGAAGGCCTATACATCGAGACTGCAAACGGAATCGACTCCGCTTCCGCACGCTTCGACGCCTCCTCGCTGCAGCTCAAGGACGGCTCCGGGAACCTGCACGTAGTCGACTCTGCATCCATCGACAGGTGGAACAGCTATTCAGCCGGTTCCTGGAACGAGTCCGCAAACAGCCTGGGCACCGGCTTCGGCGGGGCGCCAGCGGTATCGGCGAGCCAGTACAACTACGGCGGCGCCTACGACAACTGGGCCTGCCGTGAAGTCTACGGGGACGGCGTCCCGAGCCAGCAGCTCTACGGATTCCAGACGCCGCCGGGCGACAGCGCGAAGACCTACCTGGTCAAGGGCAACGGACAGTTCGTTCAGGCGCCGCAGTCGACCTACTACACATACCTGTTCCACGAGACCGGCGCGGCCGTGGACGACCTTGGCTCTTCCATCTACCCTACCGGCCTTACGGCCAACGCAAGGCTCGACTTCGTGAACCTATGTTCCGCCGCGTCTGCCAACATCATGACCAATACCTTCCATGGAACGACCGCCGATATTGCCCCGCAGATTTCAGCGACCATGTGGTACATCGCAACGGCCGGGGTATGGACGGACGGCACGAACGATGTGCCGGTGTAAGGAGGTTACGATATGGACGACCCGAAACTCATAGCGGCACTTGTAGGGCTCATCGTTGAGCTCACCTTGCTAGTGAAGGTGTATCGAGATTTGATAGCCGTTAAGGCCGACAGGACCGAGACCAAGATAAGCAGGGACCAGGCCGAGCTCCAGATTCGTGACACCGTCCAGAAGCTGACCTGGGAAAACGCCCGCCTAAAGGAGGACATGACCTTCATGAAGACCGGGCTCGACGACCACCAGCTCCAGCTTTCCACCCTGAACACGGAGCTTGCCAAGGTCAGCACGAAGCTCGACTCCGCGCTGGAAATACTTCACGACCTTAAAGAAGCCCGTCAGTAGTTACAAGGGAAAGGGAACGACTTATGCCTTCTAATCTCAGCGCAGCAGACATCCTCATGTATGACTGGGCCGACCGGGCCCGCCGAATCCTCGACGAGTACAAGAGGAAGAACACTCCGGACCTGACCCCGCGCGGCGAAATCACGCCTCTCCCGCCCGACCCGGACGAGGCCGCGGCAGATTTCTTCTTCGGGAAGGGCACCGGCAGCACTGCTGCGGACATCCTGCTCGGCCTTACCGGGCCCGTGGCTGGACCTGTCACGGAGGTGGCTGGCGGGCAGTCCGGCGTGCTGGACTGGCTGCCGGGAGGGGGCGTGCTGAAGGCAGGCGTGATTGCAGCGCCTAAGGCTGCTGCAATCCTGAAGCGAATTGCAAGGACGAAGTCCGACGAAATCGTTGACATGATGAAGATGATTGCCGAGGACGTGGTAGAACAGTTCAGGCATGCAGACCACGTGCCAACCCGTGACGAAATCAACGCAGCAGTGCGCAATGTCACCGATGGTATGGACAACAACCGCGGTATCGACGTAATCAGGCGCGTATCAGGCGACATGGTGGAAAACACCATGAACAGTGCGGCGCGTGCTGTAGATGCCGGCAGGGTACCCTCGTTCTCTGTCAAGGTCCCGGAAACTGTAGACGTGAATTTCCAGTCCCTCGATATAGACCCTATAGGCTGGCAAGAGAGAAGAACCATCGGCGCGCTTGACAAAGACAAACGAAGGGCGGCTGTCTTTAATTCACTTCCGGAAGCCGAAAAACGGGCTATCCTGGAACAGGCCGTGGCCGATTCCCATAACGCCATGGATGAGGCGGTACTGGCAGGAATTACCGACCCGGAAGAGCTGAGAACTATTCGCAAGCACACCTATGCCAACACTGCTGTCAATCTAAAAGACAAGGCCTACATAGCTACGCGGCGCGACGAGAACTGGGGAAAGCTGGCCGACAACGTTCAGGTGTCGAATTCGGAAACGGCCAATGCCGCACAACGCAATGCATACAACGAAGCGCTGCGCATGGCAAGGGAAGAAGGTCTAAGTGAATATGACGCATACAGGATAGCGGCTGCTGCCGGGCAGCGAGCAAAGCGCCAGGCCATGAGGGCAGAAGGCGGAGCCGCCCGCGAAGCCGAACTCGCACAGAAACGCGGCGAGAAGAAGAACCTTCGCGTGGTATATTCCATGTTCTCTCCGGAAATACAGGAAGAAATAGCCAGGGAAGCGGATGCCGCTCGAGCCGCAGCCAGGCAGAAATACATAGACAGCGGGATGGACGTCAAGAAGGCGACGGTCAAGTCGGCCGACGCGGGAAATGGCACCCGTGAAAAACTTACCAGGAAGATTGTCAAGGAGCTAGGCTTCAAGTCCGTCAACGACCCGCGCCTGCAGCAGTACTCTGTCCTGAACAGGAACGGCGCGCATATCCTCGCCGACGGCACGGTCGCCCCGGTACAGGCGACACCGTCCAGCATCCTGGGAGGCGCCCTGGACATTACCGACAACGACCGCATGATGCAGGCGGCCTACGACGCCGGTATCAACGAGAGGCCCCTGATGGCGGCAGACGTAGCAGTACCTTACGAGTCCCCGGCTGCACAGATTCTGTCAACAAGACCGGCAAGGCCCGCCCGTCTCCTCCCTGAAAACGAGTTCAGCGACCTGGAAGTGGACGAAATGCTCCGCGGATACGGCGAGACCCCGACCGCCGACCGCATCTTCAACCGCGAATATCTCGAAGAATTGATGCGCGAAGCAGGGTACTAGCCAAAAATGACATAGTTTCTCTAATATGAGAATCGAGATGTTTACCCCTGTCGCCGGCGACTCCAAGCCGGACCTGCACCTGATAGGCAACGACCTGTCCCAGACCCTTTCCGGGAAAATCGCACTCATGCGCGAGATGGCCGACGCCGACTGGTACTGCTTCCACCACGACGACCTCACCTTCTTTTCCGAGGACCCCTACAACGACCCCTACCTGGAACAGCAGCTCGCGTTCTTCGACCGGGAGAACGTGGGAGTCGCCGGACTCATAGGCACGCTGTGCCTGTTTCCATCGTTAACCTGGTGGAACCCAATGAGACCTCAGGTGACCGTCGGCGCCATTACCCAGGGCTTCGCGAATGGTCAGCCCGACGTGGTTATGGCTGACGGCCCAGGCACCCGTACCGATGCAGTCTCGGTGGACGGCTGCTGCATGTTCTTCTCGAGGAAGTTCCTCGAGCAATTCAAGCCGCACCCGTTCCACTGGCGACTCTGCTATGACGTGGATGCGTGCCTACAGGCCTTATCCAAGGGCTTCAAGGTGGGCATACTGGACTACCGTGCCCGGCACCAGTCGGAAGGCAAGTTTGACATCGGCGAACTAGAGGCTACCCGCAAGAAGATGATGGATTACTGGAAACCGCGTGTCGATTTCCCCGTAATCAACTCGTCAAAGTTCAGGAGGCCCTAATGGTAGGCGGCGGAATAGCGGCGGCATTGCTTGCCTGCCAGATGGCAAGCAGGGCGACCCATGAAGAGGAGACGCCTTCATATACGTATTACCGGTCGCCGACGTTTCCTAGAGCGTCGGAAACGGCTTCTATAACGACATGCGCCACGGCGCTTCCGTGGGATTCCACATTCAGCACCGGGATGCCCCGGTAGGAGATATTATGCTAGCTGCAATAGACCCACAGCATCCATTTTGCCAGATAGTTACTTCCGGTGGTTCCGGTTGCCGTTTCTATCGAGCATCCATGCCAGCTTTCACCTTAAATTGGATTGAAGGAGCTGGTGTTCACTGTATCGAGGTTCCCGCACCGTTGCTGGAACCAGGAATCATCGGGGCAACCCGCGCCATCGTACTCAAGTCATGCGCGGGGTGGCAAGGGCTGGAATTGCTCAAGCAATTATCTGCAATCAGGCAGAAGTATCCACACCTCAGAATCATCAACGACTTTGACGATATGCCATTCGGCAAGACCGTCGTGCTCGAAGGCGATTCTGATTTCGAGGCGTTCGCCGCAAAGACATGGGATGACAAGCACAATGAATGTTCAATCGAATGTTTAAAGCTTTGCGATTTAGTCACGACCACCAACAAGTATCTTGCCAAGAAGCTCGAGGAAGCCGGTGCCAAGGTAATGATTATCCCGAACGCTGTTCCGCGCTCCATGTGGTCATTGCCGCGCAGGGCGCCCCTAACAGAGGACCTAAAAGTCGTTAACCTCACATTATCTCAATGCCCCCAGCACTTTGTTCCCGCCCACAAGGACGAGCACGGCAACGATGTGCCTGAACAGATTGGCGATTTCGCATCTGCCGAATGGCGCGAATGGGTCATCAAACACGTCAAGGACGGTGACATGCGTGTCACGCAGATGGGCAACGCGTCGTTCCTGTGGAACGAGATTCAGGACAAGGTAACAAGTCTTCCTTGGGTCTCTCCAAACAGATTTGCATCGCTAATGACCCGCACCAATCCTGACCTCGTAATCGCTCCAATGGTGCCAAACGAGCTGAACCGTTGCCGTTCCGACTTGCGCTACGTGGAGGCAGCCGTGTGCTCCTCGGCTTTCCTCGGGAGCGACTTCCCGGACAGTCCGTATGCCAACGTCCCGGAATTCTCCAGGGTTCCGCTCGGTGCGACCATGGAGCAACTTGATGAGAAGTTAAGACAGCTCAAAGACCGTGACACGTTCAACGGACTCGTTGACCAGGGCTGGAAATTTTTGGTCGAGGACGGACGCATCCTTGAGAGTGAACAATGTATGGCCAGGTATGTCGAGGCATGGGCAATGCCGCCCAAGACGCAGATTGGGTTCGACCTGATTTAGGAGGCAACATGATTAAGGGATTCAAGGAAGCTGTCGACCGTATTAAGTACAACATAGAATTTGGTTTTCATTGTAATGATATCAATCACAATGATTTCGAAGATGACCTGTGTCATGTCTTCGACAAACTGGCGGAAGAAAACGGCGAGCCGCCCATAGACTGGGAATATCACGAAGAGGAAGAGCAAGCCGATGACAGTGATTGAGCAAAAAAGAAATGACTGGGTGGAGAATGTCCTTGCGTCCGGGATGCTCTCGTTCGGTCGTTGTGACAAGTGCGGCTCCGTGCGGCACGGAATGGATAGCGTGAGTGACCTCTCGTTTACATGTGTCGTATGCAGGGCTGAAGAGCTTTTCCCTGACCCGCCAAAACTCGACGTGGATGACTTCGCGAAGGTGTAATCATGGCCCATTTCAAGCTCGTCCCGCCTGAACAGGAATCGGCCATCAGCCAGCTGTTCCGCTGTGCCGCCATGGCTACAACCGTGCTCATGAAGGCGCATGGCTGGTATAAGCTCTATGGCGAATACAGGGACGAGCTTTTCGACCGGGTGCGCGACAATACGGTTCGTCACTTCCTGGAATTCAAGATTGGCCACCATACTTATGCAAGGAAAACAGCCGATGGCCGTCCCCTGGACTTCTCCGCAAATGTCCTCAGTTCATGCTATAGCGTGTGCGGCAACACCGCCGACCGTTACCTCAAGGAATTGAGCCGGCGCAACATTACCGGGGACATTGAGCCGTTCAAGTATGGGCTTGGGGAGAACGACGGTCTCCCGCGCTATCTAAGTCGAGCCGAGATGAAGTATACCACCGAACACGTCCCAATCAACAAGATGGTGCGCGGGGTCGACCGTGCCAGGGTCATAAAGGAAATGTATGAAGACTATCTGTATGAATGCGAGTTCCTTGGAATCCCTCCGGAGAACCGGCTCGAACTTGGCCCTTGGGCTGTGAGGAACGGATGGGGGTCTGATAATGAGATGTTCTTTTATCTTGAAACCAAACAGGACCGCGAGGAACTGCTCAGGGGCCAGGCAAGATGGCTCCTGGACCAGGAGATAGCCAAGCGGGATTCCCTGGAGGAACCGGGATACCTCAAGAAGAAGGTGTACCAGCGGGAATATTTCAGAAAACGCAGGACTGATGCAAGACTTGCAAAGTCAAAGGAATTCGAAAAACTGTATGGGCCGCCAGAGCCCGGGAAGCTGTGGGTCGAAAGGAAAGGCAAAGTTTGCCAAGTCAAGGAGCGTTTATGAAATGGATTTACGAGGCTGTGTATCTAGCCATCTTCTTGCAGTTTGTGCGTAATCTTATAGACAAGGTTCGCGCGCCATTCTCATTCAATATACCCGTAGAACACCAGGCCAACTCAAACGAGTATTTTGTCATGGTAAACGACAGGGCATTCTTCTGGAGTGACGACATTGACGAGGCCATGGCCTTCATATATTCTGCCGTGGCCAGGTGCCGGTCCCTACAGGGAAAACTCAAGATTCTGGAAAGCGACCTGGAGCTCCCGCTCCAGGACTCGGCAGGCATACCCGG